TGTGAAATTAGAAATTATGCTGTAGCAGTTGGAACAGATACTATGGATCAAATTTGTGCTACAGTAATGAGTGAAGGCGGATACAATGAAGCAGGAGTAGATTTTTCAGCAAGAAATCTTACATCAAGATCAGTACCCATAACCAGCCAACTTCCGCTAGTTGCAATAGCGCTAAAGACTGGATATTACGGCAAACCAAATCGAAGTGTTGTTAGACCAAATATGGCTAACGTTTATTCGGCTGATAAGGAAATAACTTATGAACTTTGGAGAATTCCAAGTACTGGTCAAATAATTGGTGGAACTTGGGTAAGTGCAAACAATGAAAGTGTTGTTCAATATAATATTAGCGCAACAAGTGTTAATTTTACTAGCGGCATGCTAATAGATTCTGCATATTGTATCGCTGGAGGCCAAGGAGCAGGAAAATTTAGTTCTCAATCTCAAATAGCAGTTTTATCAAGTGCAAAAAGAGGTTATATTAGTCAAAATATAGATAGCACAGATAGTAATGTTTTTGTTATAGTTGGATCTGGAATTGGTAATGCATCCAGTAATACATTCGCATCACTTCAATGGCGAGAAACTAGATAATTTTATATATTTTAGGTGTAATAATAGTTACTATGCCAGAATATTTTAGAGATACAGGATTTGAAAAGACAGCTTTAGTTGCAACATCAACAGGAGCAGCAACATTAATAAATGCACCAGGAGAAAATAAAAATATTTATATTTTAGGTGTTCATACAAGCGGAAATGTTACGTTAAAAGAAAATGATGCTGCAGGAAACACGATTATGTTTGTTGCCGCAGGCAATTCAAATCTTCCATCCACAATCAAAGTAACAACAAACACTGGAATATATAGCTCATTGGCAAATGTTTCAGTATTCTATTACATAGATTAATATATTTAGAATATACTCTTTATTTAGCATATAATAATATATGTTAAAAATTTATTGTTCTGAATGCGGTTCACCAACTGAATATTCCCTAAATAAGCCTAAATTTTGCACAAATTGTGGAAATTCATTTTTTGGTGCGAAAAAAGAAGAAAAAGTAGCTTTGCCAGTACAAATGCAAAAGCCAACTTTAACTAAAGCTAAAAGACCAAATATCGAACCAGAAGATTATGAGGATGATGATAGTGAAATTACAGAAGTAAACCAAGTGCCAGATATTGACGGTTTAGCTTTTGATATTAATATTCAACCAGATATTTCTGAAAAAATAGGAGATATTATTGGATCTGCTGGCCAAGAGAATAATTTAAGAAAAAATAGATCAAAAATACCCATTAATAGAAAAGAACAACTAGAAAACCTAAGTAAAGAAGGCTCCGCAATAAAACCAAAAAGTAGAAATCGTAAAAGATCATAATCGATTTCAATAACAAAATGCCTAATAAAAAACGCAATTTTGAAGGTTGTATTGTAGAAATAGATAATGAAATCTTCAAAAGAAGAAACAAATGGAATCTTACTGCAATATCTTGGATGGACTTTTCAGATGTATCCCAAATTTTAAGAATTCATATTTATAAAAAATGGCATTTATATAATCAAACTAAACCATTAGCGCCTTGGGTTAATAGAATTATTAGCAATCAAATTAAAAATTTAATACGTAATACTTATAGTAACTATACAAGACCATGTTTAAAATGTGCAGCTGCAGAAGCGGATGATGGCTGTAGCATCTATTCAAAACAATGCACAAATTGTCCACTGTATGCAAATTGGGTAAAAAGCAAAAAGAATGCACACGATACCAAACTTCCTGTTACTATGGAAAATCATTTAAACGAAGTCCATGATATAAAAAATGATGCAGTTGATTTAGAAAAAACAGCAGATAATATTCATTCTAAAATGCAAAAGATTTTAAAACCAATAGAATGGAAAATTTATACACATTTATATATTGAACATAAAAACGAAGAACAAGTTGCAAAATTAATGGGATATAGAACAACAGAAAAGAATAGAACAGCAGGATACAAACAAATTAAAAATCTTAAGAAAGCTATCATGCTTAAAGTAAAAAAGCATCTTTACAATGGAGATATTGATATTGTATGAGCGAAGATATTTTAATTTTAACAGAAGAGCAGCAACTAAAACTATTAAAAGAATGGAATGATCGTCCAGAAAATCCTCCATCTTTAGCAGAATTAGTTAAACTTGCTTTTGATAGAGATGATCTAGATGGCAGAAGCAAAGAAGGTAAAGCAGTAAAGGCGTTTCTTGCTTCAAGACAAATTAAACCTAAAAAAAGTCATGAATATGAAGCCAAAGGATTAATAGAATTAACTTTAGATCAAAAAGAATATATTAGCAACAATTGTCATACAATGACTGGTTTAGAGATGGCCAAGATATTATTTAAAGATGAATCATTAACTAATTTATGCCAAGAGACTAGGAGCATTTTGGAATACATGAAGAATATCCCTAGTAACATAAAATTTAATAATACAGAAAATGAAAATGCAGCTACAGAAGGTTATAAGCCACCTCGTAGCGAAGAAAGAATGATTGTTAAAATTAATAAATATGTTTTAGATGGAATTGATAAAAATAAACTTACTCATAAACATAAAAAAGAAATTAACTCTTTAATTAGCTATATGAATACTCATAGATTTATTCATCAAATGAATATTTATGATAATGAAGCTGACAGAGAACTTTTTGAGAGCAGTTTTGTTAGATATACTTACGATAAAGGCGATCTTTCTCAAGAAGAGGTAGATCAATATATTGTTCTTTGCACAGAGGTTGTTATATCTTCTAATATTCAACAAACAATTAATGTATTACAACATCAAATTGAACTTTCTATGCAAGAAGATGGAAAAATACCTATGGCTTTAGTAGAAGCTAGTAGTACAGCTAGAAAAGAGTATAATGATTGCGTAAATCGTCAACAAAAATTAAATAACGATCTTAAAGTAAAACGTAGCGATAAATTAAGCAAACAAGTAAAAGAAACAGCTTCAGTTATTAATTTAGTTCAAATGTGGAAAGAGGAAGAGAGTAGAAATAAACTTTTAAAAATGGCAGAAATGCGCAAACAAGTTATAGAAAAAGAAATAGACAGACTTTCTACTATGGATGAAGTTAAATCTAAAATTCTAGGAATCTCAAGGGACGAGATTTTAAATGGATGAGCGTAATATGTAAAGTAGATGGCAAAGAGTTCAAAGATGAAAAAAGTCTTCATCTTGCGCTTAGAGGTTATGGTTTAAATAAAGAAAAATATTATCATACTTATTATCCACGGCGCGATCTTTTAACTGGAGATACAATAAATTTTAAAACTAAAGAGCAATATCTTAATAGCGATTTTAATGATAAAAATAATCTTAAAAAATGGCTTAAACAACAAACTATAGAAAAAGCTCAAGAGTATTGCAGAGGATTATTGGTTAAAAGAAGAAACGATAAGAATTTAATTTATGCTCCATCTCAAATTGAGCTCAGAACGATCATGAGTCCATCCATTATATTCTATAATAAAATATTTGATGATTATTATGAGTTATGCTCTGATATTGGACTAGAAAATAAATTTATTCATCCAAGTATTATCACCAATCAATTTAAAAATAAATTAAATTCAAAAAATACCATATATGTTGACACTAGAGAACAGAATTGGTTGAAGTTTGATATTCCTTTTGAAATAAAAACTCTACCATTTGGCGACTATACTGCTAATAATGATAATTGCAATTGTTATATAGAAAGAAAAAGCTTAAGCGATTTTATTAGTACTCTTAGCGTCAAGAACTTTGATAGATTTAAAAATGAAATAGAAAAAGCTCATGTAAACAATAGCTACTTAATAGTTATAGTAGAAGAAAAGTTATCTAATGCGCTTAGTTTTCAATATCTTCCTCATATTAGCAAAAAGATTAAAGCTACTCCAGAATATATATTCCATAACGTAAGACAATTAATGCAAGAATATAGCAATCTTCAATTTTTATTTGTTGATGGAAGAACAGAAATGAAGAGTTCAATAGAAGCAATTTTATCATCAAATTGTTTTTATAAAAAAGTAGATTTACAACTAGCATATGATATGAAATTATTATGATATATTGTCCAGATAAATACTTAAGAGAAGTTAAAGATGTTAATGCTGAATTAGCACAACTCAAGGGTTATCTTAACGATAAAGAAGCTAAAATTAGTTTAGCTAAATTTTTAAGAGCTAATATTGGTTTTACAACAGAATTAATTAGTGGAGTTAAGCTCGCTCCTTATCAAGAAATTCATCTTAAAGCATTAATGAATAGAAACTTTAATATGTGTGTGTTTGGTCGTGGCTGCGGTAAATCATTTATGGCAGCAGTATTTTGTTTTCTTCAATGCGTATTTGAACCTAACACAAAAATTCTTATAGCTGGCCCAACCTTTAGAACTGCACGTTTTATTTTTAATAATCTAGAAAAAATTGTAGATAGTAAAGGCGCAGAATTACTCTCTCAATGCTTCGGAGCAAAGGCAAAAAGAAATGATCAATTTGAATGGCAAATTAATGGTGGCAGCATTGTCGCTATTCCTCTTAATGGTGAAAAAATTCGAGGCTTTCGTGCGAATATCCTTGTGCTTGATGAGTTTCTTTTGCTTCCCGAAGAAATTATTAAAAATGTATTAATGCCATTTTTGGTAGCCCCACAAAACATAAAAGAAAGAATGCAGATTAGAGAAATGGAAGATAAACTTATACTAGAAGGTCTTATGAAAGAAGAAGATAGAGCTGTTTTTGAAAATACAAGCAAAATGGTAGCCCTATCTTCAGCAAGTTATACATTTGAAAATCTTTACAAAACATATTTAGAATGGTCAGAGAAAATTACTTCTAAAGAGGAAACTGAAGCGACTTATTTTGTTAGTCAAATGAGTTATGAAGCTCTTCCAGAAGAAATGATCGATAAAACAATTATCGAAGAAGCTCAAGCTGGTGGATCTAGTCATAGCAGTTTTCTTCGAGAATACTGCGCTCAATTCACAGATGGTAGTGATAGTTATTTTAATGCAAAAAAGATGGAAGAATGTACATTAAAAACTGGAGAAACTCCTCATACTCTTTTAAAAGGCGATCCAAAGAAAAAATATATTTTAGGAATCGATCCTAATATGAGTGATAGTCCAAATGCAGATTATTTTGCTATGGCAGTTTTAGAATATGACGATGAAACTAAAAATGGTACTCTAGTACATACTTATGCTGGTTTAGGAAACCTTAAAAATCACGTGGCTTATTTATATTATATATTAAATAATTTTAATATTGTATTTATGATTCTTGATAACGCAGGAGCAGATGTATTTCTTGCTGCTTGTAATGAATCTGAACTATTTAAAAAACAAAAATTAGAAATTAAAACTTTTGAATTTGATAGTGATCTAGAAGGCGTAGATTATGATATAATGGTTAAGAACGCAAAAAGAAAATACAATATCGAAGATAAAAGAATAGCCTTCAATCAAGTATTCACAAGTACATTTATTCGTAAAGCTAACGAGTACTTACAAGCATGTATTGATTATAAGAGAATATGGTTTGCAAGTAAAACCGCAGCTAATGAATCATTTTTCAATTCAGTTGTTAATAAAGGCGCACCGATAGAACTAATGAAATCAGATGATAAAAAAGATTGGATGCTATTGGACTTTATAGAAAATCAAGACGACTTTATATATCAAACTAAAAAACAATGCGCTATAGTAGAACATTCTAGCACAAGCAGAGGCACTCAAACCTTCGATTTACCACAGCATTTAAAAAGAAGCACTTCTGCTAATAAAGCTAGAAAAGATAATTATTCAGCATTTATGTTAGCGAATTGGGCTTTAAAGTGCTATAATGATATTATGCTACAGAAAGATGAGCCTCAAACAGCAACTTTTTCTCCTATTATGCTTGGATAATGTGTAATATTTGAAGTAAAATGGCTAAAAAAATTAAAAATAAATTAAAAATAACCAAAAATGAGGAAAGTCAGCCTCTAATGGTAAGTCAAGCTTCCTCTTATGAAACAAAAGCTTCGACATATAACGGATCTGGCACTGCAGACTCTAGTCAAATGCGTAGAAATAGTGCGGCAGGAATTGTAAGGACTGACAGGTTTAAGAATATTGATGAGGGATTAATTCCTTTTAGATATTCCACTGGAGTAAAAAATGCATCCAACATGAATGTAAGGGATGCTGTTATTTTGTGCCAAAAGGCATATTATAATTTTGCTATATTTAGGAATACTATCGACTTGATGACTGAATTTTCTTGTAGCACTCTTTATTTTAAAGGTGGAAGTCAAAAAAGTAGAGATTTCTTTGATGCTTTATTTAAGAAAATAAATATTTATGATTTACAAGATAAATTTTTTAGAGAATACTATCGTTCTGGCAATGTTTTCCTTTATAGATTTGATACAAAAGTTTCAGACTCAGATATTAATAAAATAACTCAAGCATTTGGTTTAACATCTACCAAAGCATCTGTTAATTTGCCATCAAGATATTTAATATTAAATCCATCTGATATTCAAATTGGTGGAACTATTAATTTTTCTGTTGGAAGATTTTATAAAGTATTAAGTGATTATGAATTAGAAAGATTAAAAGCCCCTAAAACAGACGAAGATAAAGAAGTATTAAAAAGTCTTCCTCCAGAGACTCAAGAATTAATTAAGAAAAGAACCGTTGGAATTCTAACTCTACCATTAGAAAGAGAAAGACTTTGTGCTGTGTTTTATAAAAAACAAGATTACGAGCCATTTGCTGTGCCTATGGGTTTTCCAGTATTAGACGATATTAATTGGAAAGCTGAAATGAAAAAAATGGATATGGCAATAACTCGTACTATGCAACAAGCAATTCTTCTAGTTACAATGGGAACAGATCCAGATAAAGGTGGAGTTAATCAAAAAAATCTTGAAGCAATGCAAAATTTATTTGCAAATCAAAGCGTTGGTCGTGTTCTGATTGCAGACTATACAACAAAAGCACAATTTGTTATTCCTGATATTGGAAATCTTATTGGGCCAGAAAAATATGAAGTAGTTGATAGAGATATTCAAATGGGATTGAATAATATTCTTATCGGTAATGAAAAATTTGCAAACACAAGTATTAAAGTTCAAGTATTTATTGAAAGATTAAAACAAGCTAGGCAAACTTTCATAAATGAATTTATAATTCCAGAAGTTAGAAGAATAAGCAAAGATCTAGGTTTTAAGAATTTTCCAGTTCCAGAATTTGATGATATTGATCTCAAAGACGATGTTCAATATTCTAGAATTTATAATAGATTAATGGAACTTGGCATCCTAACTCCAGAAGAAGGATTAAAAGCAATTGATACTGGTAGACTTCCACAGCCAGAAGACGCATTAATTTCTCAAAAGAAATATAAAGAATTAAGAGATCAAGGATTTTATCAGCCGTTAATTGGTGGAGCAAAAATGGCTGGAGGAGAAGCTGGCAGACCAAGTGGAAGCGCTGGTATTCCTCAATCTACTAAAAATGTTAAACCAATTGGCGAAGGCGGTCAATCCAAAGCTTCTGTACAAGAGAAATATAGTCTTTCGAAAGTAAAAGAAAATCTTATCTCTGCTCAAAAATTAGAAGAAGAGGTTGCATCATCCTTGAGAAAAAAGCATGGGATTAAAAAACTAAGCTTTGATCAAAAAGATGTTGCAAATCAAATTTCTAAATTAATCATCGCTAATGAATCTCCAGAAAATTGGAATTCTAAAATAGAAGATTATATAAATCAACCTTTTGATAAAAATCAAGAAGTTATTACAAACATAAATAATATAGCTTATGATCATCAACTAGATAGCTATTTAGCTAGCATTTTATATCACAGTAAGGTAAAGTGATATGCCAAATTTAATTCGTTTAAAACAATTAGACCAAACTGAGCTTTCTGGATACATAGGGGAAGTGTCGATTTCTCAAAATTTTGATTATGTTTCAAGTGATTTTAATTACTATAGTGGGAATTTTAATATTTCAGAAAGATATTTAAATTTAGCGAATTACGTTTCTGGAATAACAGGAAGTTTACCAGCGATTAATAATGGATTAAGATATAATATTAAAAATATTGGAAGTGGAATATTAACTATAACAGGAGCAAATAATATAGATGGACTTAATTCAGTAGCTCTTCAAAAAAATGAGTCAGTCGAATTATTAGGTGTAAATAATTTATATTATACAGGATGGGTAACTATCTTGAGTAACCCAGGAATATAAAATGAACTTTTTAAATTTAATTAAATCTTCAGATACTGATTTTTATACAATTCGAGCTACAGAAGATTCTATTTTAAATGGAACTAATTTATTAAATAAATATAACTCTCTATCTCTCAATCTTTCAAACTCAAATAGATTTACTATATATTTAGAACCAGGAATTTATGATTTAAGAACATCTTCATTAATTTTAAATAAAAGTTTTATAGATATAGTTGGATTACATCCTACTAATAAAAGCGTAATAACAGCAAACATATCTACACCTTCTAATGGAACAATTAATCAATTAGTAGATAATATCAAATTAGTAAATTTAAATATTATAAACTCAAATTCTGATTATGTTTATCCTTACCTCGCTTTTAGTAGTATTTTAACTGAATTTGAATTAAATTTTTATCAAAACTTAATAGACACAGTTCCATCTTGTTATTTTAGAAATATACCAAATGGTCAAAGTCAGGGTAACACTTATTTAAATAACATCGATTTTACAAGTAATAACATTTCTATTTTAACAATGAGAGGTGGAACTGAATATGACGGAACATATATAGATTGTCAAGCTGGAAATTATTCTTTTGGATTCAAAGGGAAAGCTAATGGAACTTATATAAATTGCAAAGCTGGATTTTTAAGCTTTGGAAGTCTTGCAAGTCAAGTTAATGGATATTTTGAAAATTGCGCAGCTATAGGTGAATCATTTGGAAGCTATGCGACATCTATTGCTGGAATATTTAAAAATTGTACGGCTCAAAATAATAGCTTTGGGGGGCAGTCTCCTCAAAATTTCGGACAATATATAAATTGTAAAACTGAACTAATTTAAAATGAGTAACAATTATTTTGATATATATAAAACAGATTCCGATCAAATTTCTATTAATAGATCTGGACAGAAAGGGTCTTTAATTTTGAGCGGATTGAATGAATTATGTATTGATTCAAATTTTAATATAAAAAATTTACAAAATGATATTGTAAATTTTGCTTTAAATAAGCAATCAGTTTTAATTGGTAATGATAAATTTAATTTTGCATTTACTAAAAGCGGAGAAGGAGCAAAGATCTACGTCTATCAAATAGAGAGTGGAAAATCTTTAGATCTTTCTTTAGGAAATCAATTCTACAATGGAAACTCTGTAGTAGAAGATTTTTTTGATTTAAGTTATAGAACTGGAAATCTAAATTTAGATGTAGGAGTTAATATATCTAGAAATCTTAAAGTTTCTGGAACTGGTACTTTTAATGCTGTAGATTTAAATAACATTGATAATCTTTCTCTTTCTGGAGTAGACGCAAGTATAAAAAACGCAAATGTTGACCTAACAAATAGTACTATTAATTTCAGTGGAAATAATATAAACTTTGAAAATGAAAATAATATAAACTTAGCATATCAATTTCCAGCTTGGACAGGAATAAGAAGATATCCGCCTTTAGATTTATTATCTGCTACTTCTTCTAACGGCACTGTTGTAACTGGAGCAATAAACTATTTTCCTTTTTTAATAAAAAAGAAAGTTACAAACCCTATAGCTTGCGTTGAAATGGTGCAATATAGCACATTTGATTCAAAAATTGTTATAGGCATATACTCTGGACATTATGGTTTAGAAAATGCAAAATTAATTACTTCTGGATCTATAACTGCGAATATTTCTAATACTGGAATTTATAGAACCACATTAAATGGAACTTTTAATCAAGGTCCATATATACTTGCTTCTATGTTAGAAACTGGAGCAGGATGTGTTTTTAGAGTAGTAAATAGTAATGGATTTAGAGAGCATTTTGGGATAAGTACTGGATCTAGTATAATACATGGATTAAACTCAACAGTTCTTACGAATGTCTTAGCTGAAACTGGAGCTTCTGTTTTGCCACAAAATATATCATCAGGAGCTACTTGGTATGCAACCGCAGCGGGCAATCTCAGTCCGTTAACATTTTTAGAATATTAATTATTAGATTTAATATATTTTTTCTTTTATAATAATGTGTAATCTATTATGAAAACTATGCTATCTAAAATATTTGGCCCAAATTGGAGATCTAGTTCATCTGGCGTTACAACAGTTGTAGCAGTTTGTACGGCAATAGCAATTCATTCTGATCCTTCATTAGTAGCATTTCTTCCAGATAATGCAGAAGTTTATATCACAGGAATTTCAAAATTAGTTGCAGTTGTTTCTGGTATTATTTTTGCATTAACAGTAAAAGATGCAGCAGTTACTGGTGGAACAGTAGCTCAAACAAACGAAGCAAAAGATAGAACAAATGGAGAAAACATATGAATAAATTACAATTAGCCGCAGTTGCTCTTTTGAGCGTATTTCTTGGTGCTTGTGCTACAACAAATACTGGAAAAGTTGATGTTGCAACAAGTGTTGAAAATACTCTTCCTTATGTTAAGCCAGCAGTTGTATTAGCTTGTACCGTTGTTCTTGATCAAGCAGTTTCTGGTAACGATAGAATCGAAAAAGCTAAGATGATTAATCATGTTGCTGCTATCGTAGAAGGATTAACGGCTGGAACTACTCCAACTCCAGAGCAACTCCAAAAAGCTCTTAATGATTATCTTCCAGCAGAAAAAACTCACTGGGCAAACTATGTCACTGTAATCAAAGATCTTTATGCTCAACAATTTGCTAGACTAAATGGAAATGGTGCTCTTGCAGTAAAGGTACTTAACGCTATTGCATCTGGATGTAAAGATGCTACAGCAAGTTACGTAGAGTAATCATGCCAACTGGAATACTCCAAGCATTACTCTCAGCAGTATCTGGAATATTCGCAGCAATTAACAACGTATTCGGCGCTAAGAATACAAAAGAAATGAAAGAGCGCCAAGAAGCTCAAAAAGAAGTCCATCATCAAAGTGGAATCGAAAATGCAGTAAAGGAAAAAGACCTTGAACAAGCTCGCAAGCATATTAGTTCTTAATTTTTTTCTTGTTGGTTGTGCTACTGTGACACCAAATAAAATACAAGATGACAAATCATCTTACGATGCAACTACCCCAAAGCAATATGATAAAGATAATGGTGGATTAATCTCTTTTGTTGGTGATGATGCACTTATTACCCGTCAAGCGCGCGAACGATATAATAATCTAATTAAAATGTACAGAATTAAATTCAAAAAAGAAAAAGCAATTGATCTAACTGAAGATTCTGGAATAACTCCTTACAAAGATAATTTTGGCAATCAATTATTTCTTATTAGTAGCGAACATCTTGTTTATTTTGGTGTTATGAACTCTTGGTTAAAAGAAAAAGTTCCTCAAGATAATATCTTAGATAAGACTATAGATAAAATAAATAATTAAATAAAATGGGCAGATTAATAATACCTAAAACTAGAGATTATCTATATATAGCTTCTGGAGCAGGGCTATCTCCTAATATTAATGGTTTGAGATTTTATGATAGTGGTTTAATTTATTATGGTAAAAAATCTTTTTATAGTGAAGATGGTCAATATGCTATCTGGTATGCAACTATTGGATCTGCGGCTTGGTATACAGGACCTATAGCTAATATTGGAAATTTTACTACAAATAGTTGGGGAAAAATAGGAGCAACAGATATTATAACTGGATCATACCAGCGCATAGCTGGTGGTGGTACTGGAACTCTTACAATATCTGAATATAAAAATAACATTTCTATTAAAAAACAAAATCTTGGTGGTGGAAAAATGACTTTAAAGAAAAATTAACAAACTATGCTCTCAAAAAAGTCCTTAGATCTTATTCTTGAATTCGAAGTTGGCGGTGGCGAAAACTATTATAATAAATTTTTAAAAAATCCAGCTTGGCCAGGAGAGCAAAGCGGAGTTACAATTGGTGTTGGTTATGATCTTGGATATGTAAATAAAACAGAATTCACAAATGATTGGAAAGAATTACCTCAAAAAGATTTTGATAAATTATATAAAGTAGTTGGAATAAAAGGCATAGCCGCAAAAGATCTTATTAGAGGATTAAAAGATATATCTATTCCTTGGGATCTTGCTCTTAAGGTATTTAACAATAAAACAGTAACTAAGTTCTATAATTTGACAAAACAAACTTTTCCTAATTTTGATAATCTTCCAGAAGATGCAAAAGGCGGATTAGTTAGCCTCGTATTTAATAGAGGAGCAGCTTTAGAAGGTGATCGTCGCCGCGAAATGAAATTAATTAGAGATGGTATGAAATTAGTATCAGTTTATGATCAAAAAGCATTAACCTTTATAGCTAATCAAATAAGAAATATGAAAAGAATCTGGATTGGCGGAAGTATAGAAAAGGGTATGAGTCGAAGAAGAGATGCAGAAGCTAAATTAATAGAAGAGTCATTAAAAGTGTAATAGTATTTATGAAAAAACTAATATTAATATTGCCATTATTTTTATTAATATCTTGTTCTGAACCAAATTTCGATAGCAGAGAATTACCTACTAAATATCCAGAGACTCCAACTATGGGTTCTGCTGATGATGTTAGCAAAGAGTTGTATAAAAAATAATTAAAATTAATTAAAAATATCCCTTCTGTACGTGTATAATATATATAGTATGAATTATAATTCTGGACAATATGGCTTTGAATCAAATGCCAAAAGAAAAGGTCCAAAATCTGCAGCTCAAACTCCAGCAAAACCATCTGAAAGACGCAAAGGCTCATCTAAAAATAAACCTGGCAGCGCAGGAACAAAAAGTGATAAAGCTATTGAATTTTCTAAAAAAGTAGTAGACGCTCTTAAAAATAAAGTCAAAGAACACAATAGCAAAAATAAAAAGAAAGTTACTCTTGGTCAACTTAAAAAAGTATATCGTCGTGGCGCTGGAGCATTTTCTTCTTCTCATAGACCAGGAATGACTCGTGGTGGTTGGGCTATGGCGCGGGTAAATATGTTTCTAAAAATGGTAAGTGGTGGTAAAGTAAAAGATTCTTATAGAAAAGCTGATAGCGATATTGCAAGAGCTTCATTTTTTGATTATGAAGTAGAAGCTAATTTTGAACCAGACGATGAAGATTTTGCTCAAGCAGAAGAAGATTTAAAAAAATATGATTTAAATGATTTCGAATTTAACGATGTAAATGAATTATATCTCGATGATGAGGAAGATGGTGTAATATATGGATTCGATATAGATAAAATATAATTATGAAAAAACAAACTAAATTTTTAAGTACATTTGCGAGTATTAAAATTCGCCCAGTTGTAAGTGAAGAGAAAGACAAATATCTTTCTATTGCATCATTAGATAAATTAAGAAAATTTTTACCAGAGATTAATACAGAAGATAATGTAGATCTTCTTCCTGTAGCTTTTGATGCATGCGTTGTCAATAGAGTTAATAAAAATGGCGATGTTATCGATGGCGAAACTGCTGCTAAAATAGCTAAAAATTTTGCTAATAAACCAATTAATATTGAACATAACAGAAACCAAGTTATTGGTTGTATATTATCTGCTAGTTTTAGTAAATTTGGCACTAACGAAAATCTTTCAGCAGAAGAAGTTAAAACAATGAAAGAGCCATTTAATATTACTTTAGGTGGTGTCATTTGGAAAATAGTAAATCAAGATTTAGCTGATCAAATTGAAGAATCTAATGATCCAACTAGTGATAATTATATGAGTATATCTGCTTCTTGGGAATTAGGATTTAATGATTATAATCTTGTTATTTTAGATAATAACGAGAAGAATATAGAGAATGCTCAAATTGTATCAGATGCAGCCGAAATTGAAAAATATAAAAATAACCTTCGTGGTTTCGGTGGCTCTGGAAAATTAGATAATAATAAATCAATTTATAGACAAGTTTTAGGTAAAGTTGTTCCTCTTGGTATTGGATTTACGTTAAATCCTGCAGCTGATGTTCAAGGAGTTGCCACTCCTCCAGAACAACCAATTCAAATTGGCTTAAAAGCAGAAGAAAATGCCACAGAAATAGAACAAAAAGATGTTGAAGCAATACAAGAACCTGTATTAGCCTCAGAAAATAAAATTTCCCAAGAGGAAAAATTAAATGTAAAAAAGGAGAGGATATATATGAAAATAACCAAAATTGAAGATATTACTGATTCCCTACTTAAAGAAGCTACAGCTAGTTCTGTAGTTGAATTTATTGCAGAGGAAATCAAAAAAGCTAATGATACATTTGTAGCTGAAAAAGCCGAAAAAGAAAACGAGCTAAAAGCAGCTAACGAAAAAATTGCTAACGTAACAGCAGAACATGAAGTTGTTAAAAAGCAAGTACAAGAACTAAATGAGAAATTAGCAGCAATCCAAGCAGACCAAGAAGCTAAAGCAAAAGAAGAAGCATTTTCTATGCGTATGGCCGCTCTTGATGAAGAATATGAACTCAACGACGAAGAGCGTAAAGTTCTAGCTGCTGACATTAAAGATTTAAATGACGAAGCCTTCTCAGCTTACAAAAATAAAATGGCAGTTCTTATGAAAGATAAGAATAAATCAGCCAAAAAAGCTAAAGAAGAAAAAATGAAAGAAGAAATGAAAGCTTCAACCATTTCACAAGAAGCTGTTGTCTCAGAAACTGAAAAAGTAACTGAAAAAACAACTGATGAAGTTGTCAACCAAGCTGTTGATAACGGAACAAAAGCTTCAGCAGAAATACCAAATTCTGCTCCTGCTGCAGAGCCAACCGTACAAGAAAAGTACGCTAAAGCTTTCAGCTTGGACGGATTTGAAATAAAATAAAACAAAATAAGGAGAAAAATATATGGCTCATAATTTAAGACCATTAAGACAATACAACGAGAATGATGTAGTTAATCTTTTCGCTTACAGCGGAGATTCAACTCTTGTTCTCGCAGGTAAAGCCGTTAAAATAGCTGGTAGCGGTTTTATGGCTAGTTCAGCCAGCCCAATCGAAGACCTAGGCAGCGTTGGCGCTTCCTACACAAACGTAGCTTCTTCCCGTTATGGTGCAGTAGCTAAAATAGTTCCAGCTACATCTGGTTCAGCAGTTATAGGATTAACCCTCATGGGAATCCGCGAAACTGATGAAAACGGTGAAAAACTCGTTTTCAATCCACGTAAAGCAGCTGAAATGGGCGTTGTTATCAGCGGCCAAGCAGTTCCAGTTCTAACCCGCGGTATCGTTCTATATAGCGGACTAGCTGCTGGAACCGCAGGAGATAGCGTTTACGTTCACAGCACAGTTGCTGGCGATCTATCCACAAGCGCTGCTGGTGGAACAAAAGTAGGAAAACTTCTTGGAACAGTAGATTCCCAAGGTTTTGCTCTACTCAAGATCGAACTCTAATTTCAGTAAAGGAGAAAATTTAACATGAAATTAAAATTAAAAAATACCCCAGAACAAGTTGAGCTAATCAAAGCCATGGGCAGCAGAGATGCTACCGTAGCTAGAGAAGCCACTCAAGCATTTGCAGCATTTATCGGCCCAGTCGTTAGCAAAGTTCTAATGCAAGCTGGTACTGCTAGTGCAGTTTACAGTGATCTCGCTTTTGACGAAGATGACAATCCTTCTATCCCACTAGATCTATTTGCTGGTGAAGGCGAAGGATATACAACTGTATGGAGCCAAAACGTCGGTGGTGGTCTACCAACCTCAGAAGTTTCTGGTTTCTCAGAATTGAAAGTTGCTACCTATCGTTTAGATAGCGCAGTTTCCTTCTTAAAACGTTATGCTCGTCGTGGTCGTCTCGACGTAGTAAGCAAAGCAGTAGAGCGCATGACCAACGAAGTTCTCGTAAAACAAGAACGTAACGCTTGGGCAGTAGTTCTAAAAGCTCTTGCAGAAGCTCGCACAAAATTTGACGGAGTTACACTTACTGATCATATCGAAAGCGTCAGCGGTGGTGCTCTTACACTTGGCGGATTAAACAAGCTAATCACCCTAGTAAAAAGAATTAATACCTCTTATGCTGGTGGCACAACTGATAGCTCCTATGGTCTAACTGACTTGTTTGTAAGTCCTGAGATCAAAGGTGACATCCGCGCATTTGCTTACAACCCAGTTGGAGCAGGATTTGCTAAATCAACCGCACCAACCGAAGCAGATGTAGCTGGAATCACTGATCTTCCAGCTGGTGTTCGCGAAGAGATCTATCGTGGTGCTGGCACCCAAGAGATCTATGGTATCGCAATTCATGAATTGGTCGAACTCGGCGTTGGCAAAAAGTACAACACCCTATTCGATGATTTGACTGCTGGTACTCCAACATTCGACGCATCAACAGCTGAAATCCTAGTTGGACTAGATCTAACCAAGGACGCATTTGTTCGTCCAGTAGCTCGCAATAGCGAAACTGGTGGAACATTCACAGCTCTAGCTGATGATCAATTCGTAATGAGAGCCGACAAAATCGGATTCTACGGAGCCCTCGAAGAAGGCCGCGTATGTATCGATGGTCGTGCTGTTGCAGGATTAATCGTAGCTAACTAATATTTAAAATATTAGAAAAATTGAAAAGCCCAAGGGTTCATCCCCTTGGGTTTTTCTTTTTTATTAGACATATAATATTTGTAACTATATAATAGACTAAGGAGATAAATATGCCTAAAAAATCTAAATTATCAGAATTAAATCAAACTCACGGTAAAGTTGAAAAGCCAGTTACTCTTGACCAAATTTGGGGAGATACTGGTATTAATAAATACGGCACTCTTGATCCTGTACAGTATGATAAATATGTTAATGACTTAAATAAAAGTGATCTTCAAGCTCACGCAGTAAAGATTGGTCTTGTTCCAATTGATGACAGAAGTACATTAATCTCTAGATTAAAAAGAGAATTCAATAAACATGCTTCTACTTATAAAGTCTCAGCTTTTGAAAAGAAAGAATCAAAACTTTCTAAAAGATCCAAAGATACTCTATCAGAAGGTCGTTAATTTTATTTCGATAAAATAATTGTTCCGTGTAATATTTTACATGGCAACATATTATAATATCACTGGTTATCAAGGCGATTATTTACAATTAACATTAAATTTAAAAGATTCTTCGGGATCTGCTTTAAATTTAAATGGATATGGAGTTAGAGGTCAAGTCCGCACTAGTTATGGTGCGTCTGGAATTTTATTAGACTTAAATCCTATTATTACAAATAATATATCTGGCACAATTGCTATTAATATTAATTCTTATATTTCACAAGATCTTCCAGTTAGCGATCACGTTTATGATATTGAAAGATATCCATCTGGTGTACCTAATGGAAATAGTATCAAACTAATGCGAGGAAAGTTTACAATTTTACCAGAAGTAACGAGATAATATTATGGCAGATATTACTGTAGATGTTAATTTGCCAAGTAGCGTAAGTGTTGATGTAACATCACCAACACAAATTTTAGCTACTAATGTTTCTATTCCTGGGCCTCAAGGACCAAGAGGCGCCCCAACTAGCATTAACACTTTAACTGCAGAAAATATTGTCATTACTGGTGTTGATGGTAATGTAGCTTATACTAGTGGAACTTCAACAATTTTTATTTCTGGCAATAGTGGATATTTTCAATCAGCAGTAAACTCTTTAACAACTAATTTAAATTCAACTGGCGCTAATTTAAATACTTCAATAAATAATTTAAGTGGATTGTTTACTGGATACACTGGGACTTTAGACGCAACTTATGCAACAGATTCTCAATTAAATTCAACTGGTACAAATTTAGAAAATAAAATAACTTCACTTAGCGGAACTTTAACTGGAAATTATCTCACAACAAATGTTGCATCTAATACTTATGCCACAATAAGTAATTTAAATTCTACTGGTACTACTTTAAATTCCAGCATATCTTCTTTGAGTGGAACTTTAACAAATAA